CTCCTGCACGCCCCGCAGATACAGCGGCACCTCCTCCATGAGCGCCCGGGACTCCTCCTCAGCGGACGGCTCGTCGTCCTCGTCGGCTGCGGCCAGAAGGTCCAGCAGACTGCCCTGCATGGCACCGGCGAAGTCCCGCTTCTTCCCCTTCGCGACGCTCCAGTTCGTGCAGTTGTGGACCGTGACGCCGTCCGCAACGTAGGACTCGTCCTCTGCGACGCTCAGGTTGAACACCTCCACCCGGCGGCCCGTCGGCTCCACCGACCGGACCGGCGACCAGCGGTAACCGTCCGCGTCAGCGTGGAAAGCGTGCTTCGGTCCGTCGGTCGCCCAGGACACCACCCATTGCGGGCGCTCCGTGACAACCCGGCCCTCGATCGTCCGCTCGCCCTTTCGCGTGTACGGTCCGGCGACGTTGGCGACCAGGCCCAGCGAGTTCGCCAGCAGCCTGAGGCCGACCGCGAGTCGCTTCGACACCGTGGACGCCTGGGTGTGAGTCTGGCCAGCGTGCCCGTCGGCGGACAGGTATCCGTCCAGCAGGGCCCGCCGCCACTCCGCCGGCATACTCAGCGCCCACGCCGGGACTGTCTTGCCGTGCGCGTGCTGCCCGAAGTGCTCAGCCAGCCATTCCACCAACCCGCGGTGCGCCGTCGTGAACGCGACGGCCGTGCGCATCTCCCGGGATTGCCAGCGCAGCCCCTCGATCGCGTCCAGGCGCTTGGCCAGGTCGCCGACCTCGTGCATCCCGCACACGACCGTCATCTCGAACCGGCCCCGCTTCGGGTCCTGTCGCTTGTTCGTCGCCTTGCACGCGTCAGAGCAGTACGGCGATACCCGGCCCGTCGTGCTCTTGCCATGCGCCCGGGCGGGCTCACCGCAGACGATGCACGGCGACCCAGCCGGCTGCGAGCGGCGACGCGACTGCGGCTCCAGGCCGCTGCCAGTCTTCGGCTTGGCTCGCAGGGAACCGTCGCCCAGCCAGCGGCCAACCAGCCACCAGAAGTCCGCGTCGAATGCGATCCCGCGACCGCCGACCGACGGCACCTCGGTTTCGTCGTCGAAGTCCAGCGGCGTCGCCCACAGGTGCCCGTCCAGTTCCTTCGCGGGCGTCCACTCCGCAGCCTCGGTCAGCTCGTACCGGTACTGGCGCTCCGCGTTGTTCCACGCCTTACTGCGCTGCCGCGTGTAGAACGGGTGCTCCTCCGTGGTCTCCAGACCGCCGGACAGGCCAACGCCCTTCACCAGCACCGTGTCGGCCGTGCGGCTCATCGTCGACGTCACCGGCCGCCAGCGCCGCATGTGGGTGAACACCTCGTCGCCCACCGCTATGTCCTCCACGGGCACCAGGCCGCGGCGGGTGAGGATCGTCGTCCCGGCCGGGAAGCACTCCGGCGACGCCCAGAAGATGTCGGTCACCGGCCAGTCCCAGACGGGGGCCTTGCGGATGTCGCCCTGGTAGTGGCTGGTTGTGGGGAAGTTCGTGGCGTGCGACTCGATCGCCAGCTTCCAGTGGTTCGCGGCGCGTTCCACCCGGACGCCCGGCACGGCGTGCACGCCCTGGGAGGAGCCGCCGGCGCCGCAGTTGCCAGTCCAGTGCACCAGGCCGTTACGGCGGCACAGCCACGTGCCGTGCTCGACGGTGGGGCACCACACGATGCCGCTGTAGGTGGTCCACTCCGCAGTCGCCTGGCGCAGCGGCTTGGCGGTGACCCGCTCCAGGAGCGACACCCGCCACATCGGGTAAGCCGCACCCTTGTGCTGCATCTCCCACCGGTGAATGGACGTCGCCCGCCCGGCGAGGATGGCGGCGAACTGGAACGCCTCGGCCCGATCCTGCCGGTTCTGCGACAGGGACGAGTCTCGCGCACCGTCACGCACACGGGTGGTTCCGTCGGCGAGCATCGACGCCTCCACCAGCAGGTCGAGCTGCTCGCCCGTGAGCGTGAGCAGCCAGGCCGGGTCAAGGACGTGATCGGGCGCGGCAGCAAGGATGGGCGCTGCGGCGGCGACGTTGAGGCGCCAGTACCTGGTGCCCTCGTAGTCCGCGACGTTCCACGCGGGCTGACCGACCCGGCGGCCGGCCCGGCCCATGGGCGGGCCGTACAGCGCGGTCAGCGCCTTCTCGATCCGCTCGCACTTCCCAGGGTTCACCGACGGCGACTGCGACAGGTGGATCCCGCCGTTCGAGCGGTAGCTGCCCTCGGTCCAGGCCCATCCGACGAGCTCGACGAGCGCGTCGTCGTGGATGGCGTGCTCCGGGTGCTCGAAGGGGGCGCTACGGACGACCGACGAGTCCAGGGTGAGCTGGTCGGAGGTACGGATCTGCCAGACGAACCGGCGTCCGGAAGGCGTGTTGACCCGCTGCTGGACGGGCCAGCGGTGGCCGACCGTCACCAGCGCGGAGAGGGCCTTGCCCTCGATCTTCAGCATCTTCTCGTCGGTCAGGTCGAAGATGTTCATCCTCTGGATCGGCACCCAGCGCGCGACTCCGTCAGCGGTGTTGAGGCTGGCGACCAGGTCCCCCTCCGTGACCTGGTCGTAGCGTCGCCATCCGCGGGCGGTGAGGATCTCGGTCTCGGTGTCGGCGCAGAACCAGTCCATCAGGGTCAATTCGTCGTCGTAGCGGGCCATCAGGCGGCGTCCTCTCGGTGGGTGTGGTTGCTGGGGTTGCCGCCGCAGCGGGCGCACGTGCACCGGTCCGGCGGCGGGGTCGGGCCGGACGCGGCGGTGCCGAGCGGCCAGCCGCCGACGTGCGCGATCCGGTAGCCCGGGTCCGGGACCGCGGCGAGGGCCGGCTTGGCGGGCTTGGCGTCCGGGCGGGGCGCCTGGCTGGTGAGGTACTTGAGGTAGTCCATGAGGCTGCCGTCGTCGCGCATAGCTGCGATGTCCTCGGGGGTGGGGTCGTTCATGTCATGCCTCCGCCATGTCGATCATTCGTGCGTAGTGGAGCTGCGCGGCGACGGTGATCGTCGCGGTGGGTCCCCCGCGGTGCTTGCCGACGATCAGGTCGGCCTCGCCGGCTCGAGGGGATTCCTTCTCGTAGGCGTCCTCGCGGTGCAGGAGGATGACGATGTCGGCGTCCTGCTCGATCGCCCCGGACTCCCGTAGGTCGGACACCATCGGCTTCTTCTCCTGCCGCTGCTCCGGCCCGCGATTGAGCTGGCAAAGGACGACGACGGTGATCCCGAAGTCCTTCGCGATCAGCTTCAGGTTCCGGGAGATCTCCGCGACGGCCTGCTGCCGCGACTCCGCCTTCGGCGCCTGCATCAGCTGCAGGTAGTCGACGATCACCAGGCGGAGGCCCTGGGTGCGGACGAGGTTGCGGACCCGGCCGCGGAGGATCGGCAGCGACAGCAGCGCCCCGTCGTTGATCCACAGGGGTGCGGCAGCGATCTCGGGGGCGTACCGGGCAGCGCGCGCCATGTCCTCGTCGGAGACGATGCCCTGCTTCAGGTGGTGGAGCGGGATGCGGGCTTCGGCGCACAGGATCCGGTCGGACAGTTCGTCCTTGCCCATCTCGAGCGACTCGAACAGGGTGGGGATCTTGTTCTTGATGGCGGCGCCGCGCGCGAAGTCCTGCGCGAGCGTCGACTTGCCCATCGCCGGCCGCGCGCCGATGACGACCATCTGGCCGGGTGCCCACCCGCCGCACAGGAGCGCATCCAGGTCCATGAAGCCGGTGGGGATGCGCTGCTCGTTGGTGGGCGGGGTGGTGGCCCGCTTGAGGCTGTCGAGGAGCAGGTCCCCGATCGGCGCCATGTCGGCGTCGTCGGGCGCGCGGACCACGCCGTCGAGGTCGGCCTGGATCGCGGCGACGTCGATGTCCTCGTCAAAGGCCGGTGAGGAGCCCTTGAGGACGGCGTCGTAGCCCAGGGCGACCACGCGGGCGGCAACAGCCTTCTTCGTGATCCGCTTGGCGTACCAGGCGGCGGCACCAGGGTGGGCCTGGCCGTACAGGTCGAGGAGTTGCTCGGCGGACGGCGGGCGGACGGGCATGCGGCCCTCGGCGTGCCACGCTTCGAGCTGCCGGTGGACGACAAGGTGCTTAAGCTCGCCGGCCTGGAACTGGCCTTGCAGTTCCTCGACGGCCCACCACGCCCACCGGTAGGCGTCGGTGGTGATGTCAGCCGGGTCGAAGCCTTCGGCGCCGAGTTCGTCGACGACGTTCGGCTGCTGCATCGCGGTGGCGACGAGGACACGCTCGGCGTCGACGTCCCGCGGGCGCTCGGGGAGAGCAGGCGCCGCGACGGCCTCGTCGGGCGCCCACATCTCGGTCTCGGTGGTCACGCGGTCTGCTCCTGGGTGAAGAGGTCGAACTGGTCGCCGAGGCGGGTCGTGGACCAGAGGACTTCGGTGCGGTCCTTCGCGGTCTTGGCGTTGCCGGTCATCGACGCGGTCTCATACCGGTGCCAGCCGGCGTACAGCTCGAGGTACAGCTGGCTGTCGTAGCCGGAGAGGACGACGGTCGCCTTGCAGTCGGCGAGCGCGGCCGCCAACTCCCGGTGCTCGGCTTCGGTCTTCATCTCGCAGCGGTAGTTGTTGCCCCACCCGCGCGTCGTACCGAGGTACGGCGGGTCGACGTACAGGAGAACGTTCGGCCGCGCCCCATAGCGGGTGATCACTTCCAGCGCGGGCAGGGCCTCGAGGGAAACGCCGTGGAGGCGTTCCGCGGCGGCGGCGAGCCGAAGTGCGTAGGCCTCGAGGTAGCCGGGCATCGAGGTGGACGAGCCAGCCGGGTCGATGTAGTGCCGCCAGCCGGTGTTCCGCAACGTGCCGGAACGGCCCTGCGCGAGACGGCACCAGATGCGGCGGGCCAACTCGAGGTCGTCCTCGGTCGGGTCCCAGGTGGCTGCGAGCTCGGCGCGGCTATGCGGGGTGAGCATGCACGCGCGCAGCAGCTCCTCGGGCCGCTCGCGCAGCACGCGCCAGAACGTCATGAGTTCGCCGTCGAGGTCGTTAACGGTCTCCATCCGCGAGGGCCGCTTGGCGAGGAGGACGGACAGACCACCGGCGAACGGTTCGACGTAGTGCTCGTGCGGCGGGAGCAGGTCGACGATCCAGTCGGCGATGCGCTGCTTGCTGCCGAAGTACGGGACGGGGCTCTTCACGCGGCGCTCCGGCGGCGGTCGTGGCCCTTCATGGCGATGCGCTGGGACATCTCCCGCAGCCGGGACGTCACCCGGTCACCCAGCCGGCTGCGCAGCGCGTCGGCGTCGGCGTTGGAGGTGAAGAGCGTCGGCAGATGGTGCTCGTACCGCCAGTTGATGAGCCGGAAGTTGACCTCCTCCGTGAACTCGGTCGGCTTCCGCTCCGCCCCCAGGTCGTCGACGAGGAGCAGGCGAGCGTCCCGGTAGCGGCGGAACTCCGCCTCACTGTCGATGCCGTGACGGGGCCGCAGGGCGGCGTACAGGTCCGCGGCCGTGGTCACCTGCCACTGCGCCCGGACGCCGGACACGGCCAGCTCCCGCATCGCCCCGTAGGCCTCGTAGGTCTTACCGACCCCGCACACGCCGAGCAGCAGCAGCGACGGGCCGTGCGTGACCGAGGCGATCGGGCTGTTCCGTTCGGCCTGCGCCTCCCGCGCCCCAGCGACCAGGCCGTCGATCCAGGCCCGCAGCTGCGGCAGCGTCGGCACCGCGGACCGGTAGTGGAACGGCACCAGGTCGGCGACCTCGGCGTAGGTGTAGCGGGCGACGTTCTGCGGGCTGTGCGGGTCGAAGTCGTGCAGCTGGATCCAGTCCGGGGCCAGGCCGCGGGCGGCGAGCAGCGGGGCGAGGTCGTGGCCTCGCAGGTTCGCGGGCGGGATGTACTGCATGTCAGAGGTCCTTGTCGTAGACGGACTGGTCGGTGGGGTCTCGGTACGGCTGGTAGCCGCCGGAGACCGCGCGGAGCGCGGGTGCTGAGTTGGCGGGGGTGTCCGGGAGGCCTCGCCAGCCGGCGAGGAAGTAGCGGGCTGAGTAGGGCGCGCTCTTGGCCGAGTGCCAGACGCGCTCGGCGTGTTCGACGAGGACTGGAACACTGCGGGTCTGGACGAGGTCGACGAGTTCTTTCCAATCGCCGATCTGCATCTGCCAGCTGACGCGCATGCCGCGTCGGGTCATCTCGTCGATGAGGGGCTGGACAGTGCGGAGCGCATCGGCATCTGCTGCTGCGCTCTGGGTGCCGGGCCCCTGCTGTAGATGGACTTCAGTGGACCGCTTAGGTCCGTAGGAACTCTTGGGGGGCTGTGTGCCCCTAGTCATGGGGTTCTCTGCCCCTAGCTCTAGGGGCTGTGTGCCCCTAGCCTGGGGGCCCTGTGCCCCTAGCTCCGTGTCGACTGGGGGCTGTGTGCCCCTAGCTTCGGTGTTCTCTGCCCCTAGCTCATCTCGGTCCGATTCGGGCACCGCTATGCCGTTGGGGATCGTGAGTCGGTACTGCGTCCGAGCTTTCCGGGCGCGTGCCGCTGCGGGGTCGGGGCGGTCTCGGCCGACCCATTCGGCCGACTCCAGCTTGTTGAGGTGTCGGCGGACGGTGGACCTGTCCATGCCGGTCGCCTCTTCGAGTGTGCTGAGTGACGGGGTGAGCCGCGCCGGGATGACACCCGTTTTGACGTCTGCCCAGGTGGCGAGCGTGAGCGCCAGCAGTCGCGACAGCGGCGCTAGGTCGCTGCTGCGGACTGACCGCTCGTACTCGAACCGGCTTGGCATGAGAACTCTCTTTCGGCCTTCTGAGGGGTTTTGGGCGCACGGAACCAGGGCGCTTAGGGCGGCCTGTTCAACCCCTCCCCGCTGTAGCTATGATAGCTAAGAACGCTACGAAAGCTAAGGGGACTACAGTGACCATGACGGCCATCAGTTACGCTGTGCCTATGAGTGACCGGCCGACCGTGCACCGCAACCAGATCGCCGAGGCGCGCAACGTCCTCGGAGAGGTGATCGCGCGCGCCCGTTTCGCCGGCGAGCCGACGATCCTCATCAACCGCCGCAAAGAAGCGGCCGTGATCGTCAGCTACGAGGACTACGCAACGCTGCGCGAACTTCGCGACTACGTGGAGGAGCTGGAGGCCGGCACAACGCCGGACCACAAGCACAAGGCGCGCGTCCTTAGTGAGGCCCTGGCCTTGGCCAAGCGCCGTGCTCTCGACGACGACTGACATCGGTCCCTCCTCTCCTCCCAGGCCCCGTGGTTGCGGGGCCCTTTGTCGTGCGGGTCAGCGGCCGTCTTCGAGGGCCCTGCGGTTGATGGCGTCCAGCTCGAGGGCGGTCTGCACTCCGGACTGGGCTTCGGCGAGCCGGTAGAGCTCTTGGGCGACGCGGCCGGCGAGGATCGGCAGGGCGTGCATGTGGATGTCGAAGCGGCGGCCGACGGGCCAGAACAGGTCGCGGTACTCCTTGCGCGGGGTGCCGGTGAGCTTGAGGACTCCGGCGTCGGTGAGGCGCTCGCGCATCTCGATGGCGCTGTCGATGGGGAGCCCGTACCGCTGGCGCAGGTGCGCAGCTGCTGTGTCCCAGGGCAGGACGACGGGCTCCGGGAAGTTGCCGGGGACAGGTGGGCTGTAGTGGCCGTTACGTCGCAGCGAGGGCAGTACCTCGTGGAAGATCCAGCGCTGGAAGCGGTCGACCTGGTCCCGGATGAAGGCGTCCTTGATTCGGGAGATCTGCCGCTGCCCGATGACGCGGTAGAAGCCAGGCTCGGTGACGTGCCAAACCCGCTGGTCACCGCCAGGGGTACGCACCAGTGCGTACCCTTTCTCGCTGTCCGGCGTGGAGCGCAGCATGGTCTGCGCGTCGCGGTAGCCGAGCCCTTTGGCCAGCCCTGGCGCAAGGACAATGAAGGAGTTGTCCCGGGGTAGGACTTCGATGTCGAACTCGGCGTTGGTGAAGCGTTCGATGTTCACAGGGCTGGTCTCCTAGGTGGCTGTGTGCTCCGCCTTGCAGGGGAGTTGTCAGACGGGGCATGCGGGGCCGGACTCGACCGACCCCGCGGTTGATCAGGCGGCTTGCTGCTGCCGTCGTTGTCGTTGGCTGAGTCCGCCCCAGATGCCGCGGATGCTGCCGCCGTCGTGCTGCTCGAGCGCGGCGGCGTGCGCGGCGCACTGCGGTCGGACGGGGCAGCGCTGGCAGATGCGTCGGGCGGTGTGGCTGCCGCCTCCGGCGAGGTTGTCGATCCACTCGTCCGGGTCGACCTGGGCGCAGCTGGCCGAGTCCATCCACGCGTGGCGGCTCATGCGGCGGCCTCGAGTCCGGCCTTGGCTGCTCGTTCCTGTGCGGCGCGCTGGGCGCGTTCGCGGAGGATGGCGCCGAGCTGGTCGTTGATGTACTTCTCGTTGCCGCCGAGCCGTTTGGCGATCTGTTCGCGGGATTCGCCGAGGAGGTAGAGGTGCTCGATCTCCCGCTTCCGGTCCAGGTCCCGGCCGCACTTGTCGGCCGGCTTGTACGGGGCGGACTCCTCGGGCCGGCAGTTGGGGTCGTCGATGTCGTCCCAGGCGAGGGGGCCGTGCCATTCGCGGCGGCGGGCGTTGTGGACGGAGAAGTGGGATGGTCCGGGGCGCCCGCTCAGCTGCTTGTAGAGGGCGGTCATGCCTTGGGCGACGGCGACGCTGACGGTGGCCGGCTGGCGCTCGAGAAGGCGGCCGAGGTGGTTGGTCGCCATGGGCACCCCAGTGGCGATCATGTAGATGGGGTAGCCGATGGCGTGGAGGGCTCGGCCGCGGCGGATGGTGCCGGTGGCGTCGACTCGGGCGTTCGCGGGCGTGCCGGTCGGACCCGGGGAGCGGAGGATACGGGCGGCGACGCGGGGTGCGATGGTGCGCTGGCCGTTAAGCAGTTTGGAGATGTCGCCGGACTTTTTGCCGGTGGCGTCGCCGATCTGGGTTTGGCTGTAGCCCTGGTTGATCCATTCCTGCAATCGCTGGCGGACGGGGGTGGCGTCGATGCGGACGGGCTGGTGGACGGTCTTGACGCGGTACTGCTTGCAGTAGCGCTTGTTGGCGTCGCGGCAGGGGAGGCAGCGGCAGCCGCGCAGGTAGCGGGGGCGTTCTCCGTGTGGCGGCAGGGGCTTGGCGGCGGTGGTCACGACTGCTCCTTCCGGGGTTCGGTGTTCCAGGCGTCCCAGTGGGCGTAGAGCTCGTCGTCGACCTCCGGCTCGTCGCCGGCCTCGGGCTCGGGTGCGGGCGGTGCGGGGCAGATGCGGTCGGCGATGCGGCGTCCGGCCCAGATGGCGAACACGCCGGTCCAGTAGCCGGCGGCGATGATGAGGAAGGCGGTGAGGGCGGCGACGATGCCGAAGGAGATCACCGCACCCCAGATGACGATCTCGACTGCTTCGATGGCTTCGGAGATCACTGCTGCCTCCCGCGTGCCGGGCGGGTGATGAGGGCGAAGGCGACCGCGGCGATGCCGGTCATGGCGACCAGGCAGGCAAGGAACAGGGCGGCGGTCATGCGGCCCGCCTTTCGGCTGCGCGGGCGGCGCGTCGTGCGGCGCGGTCTTCGCGTCGTCGTCGTGCGACGGCTTCGCGGTGTGCGGCGGGGACGCCGATCCACACGTGGACGAGGCTGCGGCGGCAGCGGGCGGACTGCCCGTAGTCGTGGTGGCGGATGATCCCTGCGTCGAGGAGCCGGCCGGGGAGGCTGCCCCACTGGCTCTAGGGCGAGGGCG